CCTGTTCTATAATTAATTCAATCACATTGTCATATGATGTTTTTATGTATAGATACATTTTTAATATCTTTGGATTTGTGTTGGTGAATGCACCAGACAAATCACTGTAGTCTATTTCAATATCTGTTTGTAGTAAAAAGTCATTTTGTCCTACAAGGTTACTTGTTAGATTGCTGGTCAAGTCCCAACGTATGAAATTTTTACCTGCTTCGTTGGCTAGTGTAAATGTAGTAGAGTCTGCGTTATCTATTCTCAATGTTTCGTTTGCACTCTTTATCATTGCAACATAATTGTAACGATCTTCAGCTGGCAATCTAGTAGACATAGGAACGTCAACTGGATCAGCGCCATCAAAAGTCATGTCAACTGCGAAACTAGAAAATGCATCGGCAATTAATGTTGTTGTAGACTCATATACACTTAAACGTGTAAGTGCAAAACCAGCATCATCTTGTATTCGTTTTTGTATTATCAAATAATTTGAATTGTATGGATGGACGCTGGTAATTATTTTGTCGCCAGTGTCAGCATCTTCTGTTATTGCATATGATATTGTGTTTGTGTATGATCTCGAAACTTCTTCTTCTATTTCTATGCCATCTTCATCTAGTGAAGTTTCTATGTGCAGTAGTGCTTTTCTGACTGCTTCTGATACATCAAACACTCGATCAGCAGGGGGTATTTCTGTTGGTCCAGAAACAACAATATTACCAAATTGACTATAAGGAGTTGCCCATACTAAATTATTCGGAGTAGTAGGACCTTGTAACAACACTTGCCAATCAACATAGCCGTTAGTAAATCGTGTTTCTGCGTTGGGTGTAATAACATCAATACCTTGTCCAAATTCTACTTCATGATTATACTCTAGGCCGTCAGTCCATACAGTAGTTCCATCAACAAACAATGCTATTTCAGGAGTGTTATGGAAACCAAGTCTATAAAAATTTCCTCTAACAATTTCTATGTCGGTTATTGCTGTTCCTTGCTTGTCATATAATTCAACGCTATTGCCGTTGCCTACAAAATTAAAATCATATGCTGTAAAGTCTGCAACCGGTAATGCTGTAGGAGTATCTTGATTAACAGCATCTGGATCTGTGCTCCATCCATTATACCCAGGTACAGTTGAAACTGTTTCAAATCCAACTACATCTCCGCAATAATCGAGTATAGGGACTGTAGCTGTTTCTACTAAAGTGCTGTCGCCGTTTTCTACTGCGCTTTCTACATCTGGTGTTAAAATTGACTTTAGTACATTTGGAACTGTAACACCGTTGGCTGCTTTAACAGCATACCCATCTGATCTACTTTTTGCTGCCATAATGCTTCCAGCAGTTGCTTGTGCTTTATTAACACCAAATGGATCAGTTATATTTTTCTTTAATTGTTTAATTTCAGCAGTTAGTCTACGATTTTGTCTTTTAATATTATTTTCAAAAGATCTTAGTGTTCTGTCTAGGCCGGCAGGGTCTTCTAGAAATCTATCAATGGCATCATTTAGCTGTTTCAAGCTACCAGACAAATTGTTATAATTAATCCCAAAGCCATCAGGGCCGCCTCCAAGACACATCTTTGGATTCGGAATACTGATAAGACTGTTTAGGATGCCGTTTAACTGGCCAAACAAATTAGAATTTAGTTTACCTAATACGTCAGGTATTTTGGGTGCATGAACAGGGCTAGGGCAAAGCCCGCCAAGACTAAAGACCGTTTCTATTTCACCTAGTGCGGCGTTTATTTTTTCCAGCGCATTGTTGTAACCAGTAGCATCCTTTAGTTCGTTTAGCTTAGACTTCATTTCTTGAAGTCCACCACGAATGCCGCTTAGAGCAGGGCCGGCTGCTTTGTTAATAAGGTCGTTTACTGCTAGTTCAACACAGACTAACTTACCGTTCATAAGATCCTTTAATCTGCCGGCAAGAACCATGCAGATTATGTCTTTTTCGTTTTTAGGTAAGTTTACAGGAAAGGTTATTTTCGCTGCGCCGATTTGTATAGGGTCTATAGTTGCCATCTTTGTTCACTTAGTTTGTAATAGTATTTATCGAACTAAGTGGGCTCTATAGAATTACTCTCTGCTCAATCTAACAACCATCTTAATTTTGCTTTTAACATTAGCAATTTTAACACCGCCAGGATATGATTGTGTAACATCGCCGTCACCAGCAGGATCACGGGGCGGACCGCCGTTTCCTTTTTGCGGGCCTTGGTTTCCGCCTACAAATGTAACAACATCTTGTTTTCTAGTGTAACAAAAATTCACGTGACTACTGCCCCAGCAAACAAGATCGCCTGGTTGCATTTGGTCAACTGGAATTTGTTTGTATGGGGGCATTTTGGCCAATCTATTTGCTACATTAAATGCACCAGCTTCCCTGATCCATTTTAGGCCACTTTGTTTCATTGCAAAACAAACAAAGCCTGCACACCATGGTGTTTGGTCAGTTTGAAAGTAAGATCCAGTAAGTCCAATACTTTTCCAAATGTTTATAATATTAGGATTACTTGGGCGGCCACGTTGTCCTGTTTCTCTCCAAGCACCTGTTTTTGCTTCATTCAAACAACTAGTTAAAAATGTCACCAAGTCACTAGCTGTTGCGCCGGCTTCAAACTCAACATCTTTAGGCTGATCCGCATCGGGCACAGGGGGACTAGTAAAATCTTGAAAACTTTCATCTGCGCCAGACTCGATGTTTTCTTGAGCACGAGTGCTCTGTTCTGCCTCAGGTACTGGCGCAGGTGTATAATCAGGCCCTTGAATAGGAGGCGTATTGGGTTTGGTAAACAGATTGCTACTGGGTATTTTATAAACTAACTTACTAGACTGTTCTGTTGCACCAGGTGGTTGCCAAAGTGCAATAAGAACATTATTAGCATAAACGTTATTACTGTGATAAACGTCTACTACTTCTGGTCTATTACTGCTTCCTTGGCTTGTGCCGCCTCTTACATATGGCATCGATTATTCCTTAGAGTATAAGTCCACTATTTCTTACAGGAGTGATGCCTGTTGTGCTCTGTAGATAAGCATCACTAACTTGCTGACTAGTGTTAACTACACACATGATATTGTTGGCCTTGAATAAAAATTCGCCGCCTGGATCAGCAGTCATCATAAAAGGAACCATTGTAAGTCCTTCTCTGCTGGCTGCAAGAATCACTGGTTGACTAATTGTCAACCCTTCGTCTGTTTGTCCTACAACTTTACCAACAACTTCATCGCCGCTGGTTAGTTTAAGACTTACTGTTTTTCCGATTTTATTTTCTTTAAGCATAATATTATTTATTGTTCTCTTTTACCCATTTTACTAGGTCTGTGTAGCCACCAATGGCTTGGTCATTGATAAAAATTTGAGGTACTGTGCGAGGTGCTGCACCCAACCTTGTTGTTAGCTGTTCTACTAACATGTCCCGTGTGTCTGCGTTAATATGATGTTCAGTGTATTCCCATCCTTTACTTTTTACTAATGCTTTTGCTTGGACGCAATATGGGCAAGCGTCTTTAGTATAAATTTCTACTTTCATTTTTTACCTTTATTATTGTTTATAGTGCAGGCAACTCGTCGTAGTCAATGCTATCGCTCATTACACCAATAACATAACTAGTGCTTTCACTTTCTTGTAATGCAGTCTGCTTTTTACTTGTATCGCTGTGCTTGTTAAACCAAGGAATAGGTGTAAGTTTAGGAGCAGGCTCAAGATATTTAATGCCTATTTCCTTAAGAGACAATAGAGCAGTATGGTCTACAAAGTCTTTTAGGATATTTGCATTTAGGCCAATAACCGGTCCAAACTTAAACAAATAATCTGCCCACTCTTTTTCTTCACGAATAACATCCATGTACATAGCATAGACTTCTCGTTCGCATTCTTGTTTTACTTTTGCAAAACGCTCATCTTCTTTAACTACTTGATTAATAATCCAAGCAGTCCATTCTTTGTGTAGTAGCTCGTCTTGCAGGATCAAGCTGATAATGTTGCCATTACCAATAAAGATCTTGTTTTCGACCATAGCAAGACTTGTAGCAAACGATACCATAAAGCGAAGTGCTTCAAGAGCGTAGCTTGCATGTAGTGCTAGCCAAATTGCTTTAATATGCTCGTGCTCGTCAACTGTTTCACCTAGTTCTTTACGGCAGTTGATTTGGTGTAGCTTGTCGTAATATTCTCCAACACTTGATGCCATGCCTATGATTTCTTGTGTGTCGTGAATCGTGTTGAATACTTCCTTAGGCACGTTATAGATATTACGAATGATGTGGCTGTACGAACGACTGTGAATATTTGTTTCAAAGAAACTCCAGTTGTAAAGAACAGCTTCTAATTCCGGTAAACTGACAACAGGAGTAAACACCTGCGCAGGTGCTCGTCCTTGCAAACTATCTAATGCTGTTTGACGCAATAGATTACTGGTAAAAATATGTTTTACTGTTGAACTTTCATTTTTAAAATCCGATGCATCTTTGGTTAGACTAATTTCTTCCGGAACCCAAAAGAAGCCGCGAGCAGTTTGTTCTACTTTTTGTAGTTTGTTATATTTTACTTCTTCGAAACGTTGAATTGTTACTGGACCAGCAGGATCCAAAAACATTTTACGATTCAAATAGTTTGTTTTAGTTGTTAAGTTATATTGTTCTTTTGACATTGTTTTCCTGTTTATAGTTTACATGCTTCGCAATCATCTTCCATCTCATCCTGAACAAAATTTAAACTGATTACATTTGCTGGTTCTTGTGTATCTTCTTTTGCTGCCTTTGCGCCCTGTTTGTTAATCAAGCTGTAATAAAAAGTCTTAATACCCCAATGATGTGCTAGCATCAGATTTTTAGCAATAAGAGTTGTTGGCACTTTCTGATCAGGGAAATGTGCAGGATTATAGAAAGTATTTGTTGAAATACTTTGATCAACATATGCTGCCAATACTGCCGCAGTTTTCAAATAGCCGATGCAGTCCTGTTGTTCCCACATCATTTGGTATTTGTTTTTTAGGCGATGATAATCAGGCACAACCTGTGTAAACGATCCTGCCTTAGACTCTTTAGTTGAAATTAAACTCATAGGCATCTCAATGCCATTGGTGCTGTTAATAACAACACTACTAGATTCAACTGGAGCGATTGCCATTAGTGTAGCATTGCGTACACCGTGTTCTTTCATTTTAGTGCGTAGTGATTCCCAATCTAGGCTAGGAGCAAAATTTGTTAATTCGTTTACGCCCTTTGCACGATGTTCCCAAGGAAATACACCTTGACCATAACGTGTTTTATCACTGTGCAAACATGCGCCGCGCTCTTCTGCTAATTCAACTGTTGCTTCAGTTAAGAAGTATGCTTGGTGCTCTATCCATGTTTTAACTTCTGCTAAGGCCTCGTCTTCGCCATACTTTAGGCCGCGTTTGGCATGCCAATAGGCTAGGTTAGTAACACCAATACCAAGTGGCTGTAATTCGTCGTTGCTTAATTGACTTTGAATGCTCAAGAAGTCTTGGTAATCAAGAATGTTACATAGGCTGCGCTGAAGAATCCTGCAAGCCCTACGCATATCTTCTGGGTTACGGAATGACCCCCAGTTAATACTACCCAAAGTGCATAAAGCGATACGGCCAGCGTCGTCATCAAGACGCTTAAATGGTTTAGTAGGTAATAGAATTTCACAGCATAAGTTACTTTGATAAATCGTATGATACTCGGGATCAAACGGACCTTGGTTCATTACGTTGTCAATGAACACCAAGTAGATACGGCCTGTATCAGTACGCTCTTTAAGAATACCACCTTTGAATACTTCTTCGGCATTCATTGTTTTTTTGCGTAGGCCAGGTTTCTTTTCATATTTAACATACAGCTCTTCAAACTTCTCTGTATTGCTATAGAATGCTTCGTAAAGATCAGGCACTTCGTTTGGATCAAAGAACGTAATATCTTCGCGATTTTTAAATCTACGCCAGAAGAATGCAGATAATACAACACCGTAGTCCATATGGCGTACCCGAGTTTCGTCAGTGCCTTGGTTGTTCTTAAGAACAATAAGGTCATCAAACTGATGGTGCCAAATTGGGTAAAACACAGTTGCACTAGCATTGCGAATGCCGCCTTGTGAACATGAACGTAGATCACCAAACCACTTCTTTAAGAATGGAACCATACCAGTATGCATGATTTCTCCACCGCGGATAGGTGAACCTAACGAACGCAAACGTCCAATCTCTAAACCAATACCAGCACGCTTGCTGGCATACTTGGCCATCATTTCTCCTGAGGCGAAAATACTATCGAGATCGTCATCACTCCTGATGAGTACGCAACTACTAAATTGTTTCGTTGGTGTGCCCAGGCCAGCAAGCACAGGAGTAGCAAGAGTAAACAAACCATCAGATGCCGCATTGTAGTATTCCTTAATGTAACGCATACGAGCATTATTGGGTTCCTCTTTATGGAACACAGTTGCGGCCGCGATCATATAGCGTACCTGCGGTGTCTCGTAAATTTCTTTAGTAGCACGGTTTCGTACTAGATATTTTTCAATTAACTGTTCAATAGCTGCATAGCTATATTGTTCATCCTTGCTATGATCAATAAAAGCGTTCATTTTATCCCAGTCTTCTTCTGTGTACCACTCTAGAAGTTCCGGAGTATATAAACCAACTGCAACATTCTTTTTTACAATGTCATAAAGGTGCGGAGGTGCATAGTCACCATAGACATCTTTCCGTAACATACTTAGACGTTGCTTACCTGCAACGTATTGATAATTAGTATTACCTAAATCAGGATTTGTTTCAATATCAATTAGATTAACAACAGCACGAAGTGTCACTTCGTCAATTTCTCTAGTAGTCATGCCATCATAAAATTGAGGCTGTGCTTTAATTTCAATCATACTCTGACTAACATCAGCTACACCTTCACATATTTTGGCGACCTGAGCTTGCCACTTTTCAATCATCAATGGTTCTTTTGTGCCGTTTCTTTTTAAGACCGTAATAGACATTCCGCTTCCTTTAACATTAAGTTTTTTATTTAATGTTGCTTTCTAAAAATTCTGTTATAACTTAATGTGCTTTAGATCATCTTTGGTGATCTTTTCTAGCACTTCAAAATTACAATTATCTAACAATTCTGGTTGTGCAAATGTATAATTTAACACAGTTTTTGAATCTACTACAGTAACTAAATGCAACTCTTTATCTTCGAAATTATTTACAAACCAGATTTCCGTATTAACATGTGGGCAACAAATCCACAATGTATACGCTTGTCCTAATGCGACGGCATTACGACAAAAAGAACCGTTGTTAATTAACTCCCATGGTGTAGGCCAAGACTCTGGCGTATAGGGGTCAACGGTCTGTTTAACTATCGGTGTATAAGACCACCAAACGTTGATTGATTTTAACATATCCTCTAGGGATTTTCCTAGCACGTTTTTTCTCAATTCGCGCCATGCAAGGATTCTGTCAGTTGTTTTTTGATACCAAATGCTTAAATCGTATTCCACAGTTTTACACTATAATAAAAATTTGCTGGATGTGGATCAGTGTTGATGTATGTAAGATGTAAACGATTTCCGTCAACACGACCGTTGAATTGGATAGGAATATAACCATATACACCAGTAGATGATTCATCTACGTGGCATATGTCCCCATCGGTGATTAGTTTTAATGTGCCTACCTTAAATGCTCCTGTAGATGTTTTAAGGCTGTAGTCAAAGAATGCTGTGTTATAGTTAACAAGACTAAAACTTACTCCAGTATCTTTTTCTTCAGTTACATTAGCATCTAACGGAACTCGTATAGTGTTGTTTATGACATTACTGGTTACTAGCTCTGTGTTAAAACTTACAGTAAGTACAGGCATTTCAAGCGGAACAAGAAGACCTTGCTCGGCTGCTTCTTCTAAAGTAAGACTAGGTTGCCCTTGCTCTTCTCTAACCCTGGCTAGCTCTTGACCATTATAATCATTTTCAGCTTTGCCTGGTACATCAGATTCTGCAAAAACAATATCTGTACCTGCTATTTGATAATTAATAAAAGGTTCTAAAGGTGTGTCGTTTAATAAAACTTTAAGATGAGTAGGTATGATACTTCTATCTTGAATAGTGAATACGCTGGTTACACCATCTGCTGTAAATGTTACAGGAGTATTACCAATGAATAGTCTACGATGATCTAGTGCGTACCCAAACTCGCCTTCTGCTAGAGTAGGTAAATCATCTAGTTCTCCTCGTCTTACTTGAATTTTTGCTGTTATATTGTCTGCCATAGTCTGTTATTTATCCATAAAACTGCTCAACACGCTTGGCCCATTCATGACTATAATGTTCAAACTCTGAACCTTCTATAGTAAAGCTCTGCAGGTTAGCTTCTCTGTCAATAATATTTATAACAGCCTTTTTAATATCTGTTCCAAATACTTCGTTGTGTGCAAGTGCGTAGGCACAACATTGTAGGAAATAGTCTTCAATCCATTCTTTCTTTTTAGGCTTATTACTTGTTTTATGGTCAATGATAGCAGGCACACCTTGATGCACACCAATCATGTCGCTGGTACCTGCATACAAACCTGGATAGTAAAGACTTGCTTCGATTCCCCACACTTCGTCAATGAGTGGAAACGCTTGATTAATCATTGTATCTGCCATGGCTGCGGCCATTTGCTGTACTGTATTAGATCCGCTGGGGCGATCTTCTCCTAGTACATATTTTTCTAAATGCGTATGCATTAGAGTTCCCAGGCCTGCGGCTTCTTTACTAATACGGTTTGCTTCGGCATCACCGACACGCTTGCGCCACTCGATCAAATGTGTTTTGTCTTTAGTGCCGTCAAGGATTGTTGTAACACTGGCTACATTGCCAGAAGGTGTTTCGTAAAGGCGTTTGCCATTTACTTCAATTCGTTTTAGGGATTTATAATCGTATAAGGGATTTAGTAACATACTTACATGTTACACTATTATACGCAAAAGTCAAGAAGTTTTTACCAGTAAATGTGCCAAGAAAATGTATCTCCTGACAATGGATTTGTTCTACGTTCAATGCTGTATCCAAGATCAGCAAAATATTGAATTACCGTAGACATTTGGCGATACTTTGCACGATCATCTAGAGATCCTGTCCAGACTGCAAAATATAATCTAGCATTTGCAATGCCATCGCCGGTATCTGTCATACTGGTAGAACTAAGAGATACACTATACGCACCAGCTGCGGCCGCAGTTAAAATTGCTTCTTCTATGTCTCGAACTTCATGAAATACCAAAAGATCATTGCTTGCCTTGGCCTTTGCTTGGTTAGCGGTTAACATTACTGATATTGTCATTCTAATTCGTCCATTGCTTGTTTAACTGCGGTTTTTTTCAACGAAGCAACTTTTTTATCGTAGTCGCTACGTTCTTTGCTTCCATCTGCATTAAGTATAATCTCGTCAATGCTTACAGACGAGATTATATTTTTAAAAACAGATCTATGTTTATTAAGGATATTAACTAACACATCTGAAGTAACAGCGTCATCGTTGATGTCGTTGGATAGCTGTCTAGTGCTAATACTATTAGCACCTTCTGCTTTTGCTCTTAAAAGAATAGGCTTTATAATACCTATTACTTGAGCATCACTTTCGACAAATTCGTATAAACGCATTACTTCAATTCGCGGCCTAGTGGTAGTTCTTCTGGACCACGTGCAGCGTCTGCTGTTGCAAATTCATCTTCGCCTTCCATGCCACCTTCGTCACCAGCAACTGGTTCTAGGCTTGGTTCTGGAATACCGTCTGCTGGCATAGCTGGTTCGTCACCACTTACTACGCTTACTGCTTGGCTTAGTGAGTCTTTAGCTGCCTTAACTGCATCTAGTAATGTACCAAATAGGCTGTCTGCGCTTTCACCGAAAGCTGCGCCCATTTCTTGGCCAAATGTCTGTTTCATTTTTTCTTCTAAAGGCATTAGCTCGTCTGTTTGCATTTTAGCAACATCTTCTGCCATGTCTTGTAGTTTGTCTACCATGTTCTTAGCAACTAGGATTAGTTCTGCTTGTGCTAGATCGTCGCCACTTTGTTCGTTAACTTTACGGCGTGTACGAGCAGGTGCAATCTCTGCTAGAATATGCTTTAGTGCTTCGATGATCATTGTATTTTTAACATACTTGCCATCGTTTTGATAATTTACAGTTGCTGATGCAATCTGTTGGTTTTCGTTAATCAATTTGTTGATTAAGCCTTGTACTTGTACAGCGTCGCCACGTGCTTGTAACTTCAAGCCAAAATGGCTGTTCAAGAAGTTTTCCACTACACGTTGTTTGCGTTGCGCTGGATTGAAAATTTCTGAAGTGTTCATGTTTAAATATCCTTTATCTTTTTATTTATCAAAAGATTTTATATAATCTGGTTTTAATTTCTTTCAAACGATACTCATCGTCTGATAATCTGTTCAATAATGTCACAGAGCGTTCTTTATCTGCTTTTTTTAGGCTATGCTTATAGAAACGTATATTGTTTATACATCTATAGTATTGCTGATCTAGCGAGTAAATTTCTCTATCTACAAACCCTGAATTAACCTTACGTTTAGCTATGGCATATATGATGTTTATTGCGCTGGTAAACAACGTTACGTTTTCATATAGAACATTGTCAGTGAAGCTGTCATATATGGAATAATCGTGTGGTTGATTAGATATCAAGTGGTATCTATTATAGAAAACGATCGTGCTTGTACCTTCTATGGGTTTAGCTGTTGCTAGCATCCCATAAACGTTTGATGGAATCGATTTGTCAATTAGAGAACTCATCTTAACTACAAGTTCCTTGGTCCTACTTGCTGAAAGGTTTGTAAATAACGGTTTCTGTTTTTTCATCATACTCTCTTTCAATAATACCTAACCCTGACATTTCTTCTGCTAGTCTTTGGCTTCTTTCGTCTAGCTCGTGTCTGCTTACTGGTCCAGATTCACGAAGATTCTTAAAGAATTCTCGTTGTTCATTGGTTATCATATAATACAAACCGTTTACTAGTTCGCCAATCTTCATAACTTGTTACCTTGTTATTCTTCCTAGCAAACTTTTAATCTGCTTTACAGCAGGGTCGTTTTGCTTCTGTGGGTCATTTATTACTTGATCGAGATCTTCCTCGTCGCTGCCTTGTGCATTACTTCCTCCTAGAGTAGGAGATCTTGATCCGATTGATCCTTTTGGTGCAATTTTAGCAAAGCTACTTTTACCCATTGTATTAGTTGTCGACTTTACTTGGGGAATAGTAGATTCTGTAGCTTCGTCAGCCGCTGACTGGGATTGGGCAGGTGCGCTGCCTTTGAATACGTCACTGTGTGCGGCTAAAATATTTCTTGCCGCGTCTACGTTATTGTCTTTGAGAGCAGATACTATATCTAGCACTTCGCTAAATTTTAACTGTGTTGCTAGTTCGCCGACACTACCATCGTCAATGGTACCTGTTGGGTCAACGAATTTAATAATGTCTTTGAGACTTTTATCTTGATCTGCCATATCTATTTTTCTTATCTATTTAAAACTTTTAAGCGTCTGCTTAGAACGTTAAATCTTTTGGTTTTTTTTTTGTTTGTGTAGCCTTCTTAGTTTTCTCATTAAGAAACGCTTTTTAATATTGATAGCTGTTGTACAACCAGCTGCTTGTGCAACAACTCTACCCTTACG